CGTTACGCAGAAGCAATGAAAGCTTACGCGGAGCGGCTGCAAACGACAGAGCCAACTGCCCCAGACATCAAGATGCGGGAAACCGATCCTCTTGGTTACTTGGAGCAGATGGAAGATTACCGGCAAGAAGTCGAGGCGCGACAGAAACTGCAATATGAGCAGCAAGTCCAAGCGCAACGCGAGCAGCAATTGGCTCATCAGCAAAAGGCAGAATATGTGAAAGCGCAGACGCAAGTCGTGTTGGAGCAAATCCCTGAGTTGAGAGACAAGGAAGCTGCACCCAAGGCCATCGAAATGATGATGGAAGAGGGGCGCAAAAGAGGCTTTTCGGACGCTGAACTTAAAGGGGAGAGTGATCCTCGATTTGTGATGGCGCTGCATGAATTAGCCAAGATGCGCGCCCAGGGCAACCTGGGAACTGGTCGTGAAGTAAAACGCGGAGCGATCAAGCCTGGAGCAAAAAAATCTGTCGTAAGCCAATCCAAGAAGCGAGCGGAAGCAGCGCGTCAACAATCTAGGAAGACCGGCAAAACAGAAGATATCGCCGCCTTCCTTCTGACCAAAGGATAAGAAAATGGCAGTTAATAGTAATACCGTCGAAACCTTCGACGTTACAACGCTCCGCGAGGATCTTCAAGAAGCGTTGGAAATGGTATCTGCAACAGATGCCCCATTCATGTCTGCGATCGGCAAGCGCAGCGTCACAAACACATTGTTCGAGTGGCCAGAAATCAGCCTGGCGGCTGTAAATAGCTCAAACCGTGTTGCTGAAGGCGAAGCAGCCCCAGGTAACGATGCAGCAACCCTTCCAATTCGTGTGCAAAACTACACACAAATTTCGGATAAAATGGTTGAAGTATCCGACACAGCGGAAGCCGTAAATGGTGCGTCAGACGCTCAATCAATCGCAGAGCAAGTTGCTCTGAAATTGAAAGAGTTGAAGCGCGACATGGAAACCATGTTGACAGCCAACGTGGCAGCGTCAGCCGGTTCATCTGGTACAGCGCGCACGACAGCTGGCTTGGGTGCTTGGGTGAAAACCAACACCAACAAAGGCACCGGCGGTGCAGAGCCAACAACATCAGGTTCCGGCAATGCCGGCTATCCAGATGCGGCCCGTACTGACGGCACATTGCGCACCATCACCGAAGCGATGATGAACGATGTCGTAAAGCAGTGCTGGGATGAGGGCGCAGAGCCAACCTTGATGATGGTTGGATCAGCGGTAAAGCAGAAGGTTTCTTCTACTTTTACTGGCAACTCAACTCGCTACAAATCAGCTGACGATGCCCGTCTGCAAGGCGCGATCGATGTGATCAGCACTGATTTTGGCGAAATTTCCTTGGTGCCAAACCGTTTCTCACGCGCACGCGATGCCTGGATCTTGGACCCGAATTACGCACAAATCGCGTATCTTCAGGAAACCAAGCAGCAAGACATTGCGCGCACCGGTCACGCTACTCGCAAGCTGATCAGCTGCGAGTATGGCTTGCAAGTGACTGAAAAAGGTCACGGCTTGATCGCTGACGTTCAAGGCTAAAACTAAGGGCGCCTGGGGCAACCTGGGCGCCTCTTCCCAACACTGAGGTTTTTTATGTTTGTAAAAGAACAAGACGGCAAAGTTTTTATCAAAACGACTGAAAATGCGCAGCCTATTTTGGACGCTGTTCAAGATCAGCGCGCCATGCATGCAGAGATACCTCGATTTAAAGATCGCGCGCGCCTGGTCGGCACGATCCCTGGCACCCTGGCGGCTCAGTGGGCGCTTGAGTGCAAGAGCGCACCAGGCACTAAAGAGTTTCTCGAATATGTAAAAAGAAAACTGCAATCGGGCGACTATTCAAAGCTAATCGTCGAAGGATACTAAAATGGCTATTACTACTTATGCGGAGCTTCAAACCGCGATAGGCGATTGGTTAAACCGCGCCGACCTTGATCAAAAAATCCCTGACTTTATTCGGCTGGCAGAAAGCACCTTAAATGATGTTTTGCGCTCCGCTGATATGGTCACAAGCGCGACAGCTGCAATCACAAATGGTCGTGCAACTCTTCCATCTGACGCGCTTGAGGTTGTTTACGCTCAAGTGGCAGATACTGAAGATGAACCTTTGGAGCAAATCGCGCCTCAACAGCTAACGATGCTGCGCCGGACCAGGACACGCGATGCTGCGAACCCGCGCTTTTTTGCGATCGTAGGGCGCCAGCTTGTTGTCACGCCCAGCCCGTCTGGCAGCTTGAGCCTGGACCTAGATTATTATCAAAGGTTGCCGGCGCTGACATCGTCAAACACATCAAACTGGCTCTTAACAGACGCGCCGCATGTCTATCTTTACACCAGCCTTCTGCACGCCACCCCATTCCTGATGGATGACGCGCGTTACCAGGTGTTTAATAACACGGTCAGCCAGCAAGTTATGGCAGCGGTAAAATCGCAGCAAACGCTAAGTTTTGATGATGTCAAAACGGCTGGTTTTTCTCTGACTGCGCCAACTGATGTTGCTGCTCAAGCTCAATCTGCTTTGAGCGCGGTGAGCAACGCGGCCAATAACGGATAGGGGCTATAAATGCCGACAACCTACCAGGAACTGAAAGACCAGATCATAAACTTTGTGAACAAGCCTGACATCGATCAGACTGTTGACACGTTTATTGATCTGGCCGAAGCGGATATGTCTAGGCGCATCCGACACTGGAGAATGGAGCGGCGTTCTACTGCACTCCTGGACACGCAATATTCGGCAATGCCGGACGATTTTATTGAGCCTGTGAGGCTTTCAATAACGTCTGGTGATACTTACAAGCTTGAAGCTGAAAGTCAGGCGCAGCTGCTCGACAGACGCGCCCAGGCCGGTGATACAACTGGCCTTCCCAAATACTATGCAATCACCGGTGGCACTATTGAAGTTTTCCCTTCGCCATCCAGCGAATACACGCTCGAAATGCTTTATGTGTCCAAGATACAACCGCTAACCTCATCTAATACTTCAAATTGGATTTTGCAGTATTTCCCAGATTGCTACTTGTATGGCGCTCTAATGCACACGGCGCCCTTCCTGGAAGAAGATCAGCGGTTAACTGTTTGGAGCGCCCTTTACGACAAGGCAATCGAAGCAGTTAACAACGAAAATGGAAACGCAAAATTTGGCGGCTCTGGGCTGCGCGTAAAAATTAGGAGTTATTAAAAATGGCAAGTTTTACAAAGGTAAATGACTTTGTTGTAAACCTGGCAAACGCAATGGACCTGGACAGCGATACGCTAAAGGTTGCGCTGTCAAACACCGATCCGACATCAGGCACAAATGTTGCCGCTGATGGTAATGGCGTTTTGGCAAACATCACTGAGATTTCATATACAAATCTTTCATCTCGCACGTTGGCGAATGTCACCAGCACACAAACATCTGGCACATATAAATTGAGCGCAGATGATTTGACGCTGACTGCCAGCGGCGGCTCTGTGGCGGCATTTCGCTACATCGTTGTGTATAATGACACCCCGACATCACCGGCAGATCCAGTGATCGGTTATTATGATTATGGGGCCAGCTTGACGCTCAACGATGGCGATACATTCACGGTTGATATCGGCACAAACGGTATTCTTACACTTACATAAAAAGGTAACTCATCATGGCTAAATTGTTTAACAGGGCCAAGATGACAACCGCCACTACTGGAAGCGGAACTGTCACTTTGGGTTCCGCGTCCAATGGGTTTCAAACATTCGCAGCGGCGGGTGTTTTAAATGGTGATGTTGTCCAGTACGTGATTGAAGAAAATTCAAATTTTGAAATTGGCACAGGCACATATAGCAGTACCGGCACATCACTAACTAGATCCCCGACAGAAAGCAGTAACAGCAATAATGCGATCACACTGGCCGGTCAGGCAACCGTTTCTATTACGGCTGTCGCTGATGATCTAAACAGGCTTCAGCACGGTGGATCTGACAAGGTTACGGTTTCGTCTACGGGCGCATCTGTGACCGGCAATCTGGCTGTTTCTGGAACCGTTGATGGTCGCGATGTTGCTAGTGATGGCAGCAAGCTGGATGGCATTGAAAGCGGTGCAACGGCAGATCAAACGGCAGCGCAAATCCGCGCTAAAGTTGAGGCTGCAAGCGACAGCAATGTTTTCACAGATGCGGATCATAGCAAATTAAATGGGATTGAGGCCAACGCCAAGAATGATCAGACGATCACAGCCGGTGACGGGCTAACTGGCGGTGGCACTGGTGATGTCACCATTAG